AACTCAGATATCACGTTCGTGGCATCGGTGTTTACTGGTGCACTTGCCACTTTTGGCTTGTCTACAGGTAATAATAAAGATAAAGGAACACCCGTCAATTGTCCTATGGTAAAGAAAAAAGAAGAATGAAAAAATGGTTATTACTCTTAGCACTGTTATCCCCCTCGGTAGCAAGAGCAGAACTGGTGACCCCGCAGTTCACTCAGGGGTCAATGAACTCAACAACAACTACAACCCAGGAAATAACAGAGGAGATAACAACCACCACGTATGGCTCCGCCTTAAACAAATGGTCTGGGGACAATATAACTCATACCTCAACCTCCTCGGGAGGTATAGCCGATTCAGATTCGGTATTCAACATGACAACAGCAGGCAGCGACTTCTCACTAGAAATAGTAACGAGAGCCGCCAGCCAGGTACTAGAAGTAACGGAGATAGAAAGAACTATCGAAACTACTGCTACTACTACATCCTTGTCTGTCTTCTCGCAATAGGAGTTCCAGCAAATGCTGAAGAAGGAGAAACCAACAATACTAGCAACCCTGTGGCAGCAGCTACAGGAAATGTTACAAATCAGGCCGTACAATTCCAGAATAACGGCGCTCCGAGCCGTCAAGTATACGGGCCAAACATATCTTGTAATGGTGCAACGATGACCTTTAGCCCATTTTATATGGGCAATCATACAACACCATTCGATGATGAGATGAATCAATCCAGCTATACTGTAGCTGAGAACTGGGGAGCACAGATTAATTTCATGGTTCCCCTAGATGGTTCGTTAGTTGAACGATGTAAGTCTATTGCTGCAAGGCAAGAGGCTAAAATGGCTTTAGACTATGAATTAGTTAGAGCTAAAGAATGTGCAGCATTACAGCAGAAAGGTTTCATGATACGTCCTGGTACACGTGTGTATCATATGTGTAGTGATATCATTCCTATCGCTGCATTCAAAGCGGAAGTCGCAGCTGCACAGGCTAAACGACTCCCACCTCCACCACCTAAAACATGGTGGCAAAAACTTAACCCCCTAAGCAAATGACACTATTAATCAAGCCTATCCTACTCGCATTCTTAAAATCAGACTCAGTTAAGCAACTTGTAGTTGATCTACTCTCTGCTTATGTAAAACGTACTGATAATAAGTTAGATGATCAGGCTTTAGAAATTGTAAAGACTAAACTATTCTCATGAAAGACGGTACAGGAAGAGAATTTGATGATGATCTAACTACATTCTTAGAATGGTATATAGATGCAGGTCAAAGAATTTGTACACCTTTAGAAAGATCCATTCATTTTGTAGAGAATTTAACTTCACTCTGTATTTACAGGCACGAACCGTTTCAAGTTGAACTTGTTACAGTAAAGCCTAATACTTACATCCCACCCCATACGCATCCTAATGTTGATTCATATGAAGTAGCACTTAGAGGTATAGAATTTCATTCAAACGGAGGAGTCACCTTACCAATGTGGTTTGCTGATAAACCTTCTCCAGATTCTAATTTACCATTTGCACATTATAGAGTAGTTCGTGTATTACCTAATGACGAACATGCTGCAAAAGCAGGTCCAGAAGGTGGCTGCTTCCTGTCAGTCCAGCAATGGTTAAATGGCGTAGAGCCCTCTGCAGTCGGTATGGACTGGAAAGGCGGTTCATCTATGGGTAATGGACATGATTCACAAATAACTTCTACAGAAGAAGCAGATGAAAGCAACAGAACAACAGTTTAATGAACTGCATAATCTCGTTACTAAAGAATTCCTTAAACGAGTTAAGAGTGGTGAGGCATCTACCCAAGATTTAAAAGCAGCTTGTGACTGGCTTAAAATAAATGATATCAGTGGAGTTGCTTATGATGGTAATCCTTTGGATAAGTTAACCAGAGTATTACCTAAAGTTGACCCTGATTTAGTACATCGGAGGCTGTATGGCAAAACAGTCAACCGCTGAGTATTACAGGAAGAATCCTGAAGCTCGCAAAAGACGATTAAAACAGCAATCCGCTTACCAAAAGACCGAGAAAGGTAAGGCTATTAAGAATAATGCGAACAAATTAAACCGTAAGCTCGGTACTTATGGTAATGGAGACGGTAAAGATGCTTCTCATTACAAAGGAAGTACAGCAAAAGGTCGATTATTACCTGCCTCTGAGAATCGTAAAAGTAGACTCAAAATCAAGAAAAAGTAATGTTTTCAGGAATGAGACGTGCAGCTAGTCTAGCTGACGAAGCTGCAGGTGGTGTTAGAAGAGGATTCAGCGTTTTACCTCGACATTTAGAGGAAGTACTTGAGAATGCTAGAAGATCTGGTCAATATGATGAAGTTGATATTGAAAGAGTAAGCGCAGCTTGGCAAGATGGTGATATGTCAGCTCGATTACGACGTTCAAACCAAGGTTCTGAAAGCGGATCCTTAATATTAGGAGAAGATCACCGAACCCAGACACCTCAACAGTATAATACAAATGCAGTTAATACTGCTTCTAAATGGAAAGATGTTCCTATTCGGGAAGGTTCAGTAACTACAGCAGATCAGGTTGGTCTTGATTGGTATAAAGAAGGTGGTGGATGGGATCAAGAATTAGAGAAACTTCTAACTTTTGGTCGTAGTAAAAAAACTCAAAGAACTTGGACTTTAGCAGAACTAGAAGCAGAAGCTGCTGGTGGTAGTAAATATCATAAGGATCGATTAGATTATGTTAATAGCATGTTTGCTACTGGTCCTATGCGACAAGCTGGTGATAGACTAGAATACATGCCTAATTTTACTAAGCCACAAGCTACTACTGCTGTAATGGAAATCTTAGGTGACCAAAGATATGTAGCATCTTTCCATAAAAGTATGGAATTTCATCATAAAGGGATGAAAGCTATTGAATCTTCTATTTATCGACGAGCTAGAGAATTAGTACGAAATGGAGATGCTCAAGTAGAAGATCTTATTGCCTTGAATAATATTGGATATGAAATGGGTATACCAACTGGTAGTCGTAAGAGTGCTGGTTATTATATGCATAGATTATCTCATCAGGTAATGCATCAAGATATAATGCTTGCAACTTCTATTCAACCTAAAACTGCTAAATTTAGTAAGAAAACCCTAACTAAAAAACCACAAGAGTTAAAGAGTATAAGAGGGATAAGCGGTTCTCGTATATGGAAAGCCGCTCAAACTGCAGCTGAAGAAATTGGAGTAGAATTAAACAGATTTGATATTGAATACATCCAAGCTTATTTAGATTTAGCTAGTAAACAAGGTCCAATTGATTTACAAGGAGTTATTGCTCGATGGCAAAAGTTTAGAGGAACCAAAAGACTTTACGATAAATATGGTCCTGATGGTTTTAGTGAAATGGATAGACTTGCTGAGTCAGCTAAAACTATGAATATGCAAGAATTAATGGCTTTTCAAAGACAAATATTTGAGGATATTTCTCAACCAATGCAAAGAGAAGCTGAATTAATGGAAGATGTATACGGACGATTTACTCCAAGTGAAAAATTAGATGCAACTCCAAGCGATTTAATTAAAGAAAGAAGAGCAGAAATCGGACGCAGACATTCTATGTTTGAACATAAAATGGCTGAAGCTGATAGACAAGGAGGAGTACCTCCTGAAGCTTTTGATGAAGATCTACTAGAACTATTACCAGCGGAGCTATCTGAATGACTAAGAAAAAAGAAAAGGATAAAAATAAATCTAAACGTTCTGGTTTAGTTATTAAAAAATTCGGTGATGCAGCTACAAAAGCCTTACAAGATTTTCAGAAAACATCTGATTCTGAAAGATCTAAAACTATGGATTTAAAAGACCGAATACGTAAAGAACGTAACAAACGTATACGAGAAAGGTAATGGCAAGAACTAAAAAGAAAAAATCTAAAAATAGAGATAAACTTGTAGCTGGAGGGTTACGAGAAATCTCACCTGGTGTCCTAGTCGGACCAAATTATAAACCAGGTAAGGATCCAGCATTGGATAAAGTAATAGAAACTCTTAAAAAAGACCCGACCAAATTAGATTCAAGTGGTATGGGTAAACACTATAAGATATGACCGATGTTGTAACCGCCCTACAAGAAGACTTCAAGCTATTCCTCCAAGCCTTATGGGAACAGCTTGATCTACCCTCTCCTACTAGAGCTCAGTATTCGATTGCAGACTATTTACAGAATGGACCAAAGAGATTACAGATCCAAGCCTTTCGAGGTGTTGGTAAAT